ACTACCGCCTCGTGACTCGGTAGATTCGACTGTTTCCCCATCAATCAAAACCGGATGTCGCGCCAAGGGCCGCAACGCCCTCTCTAACTCAATCAATTGCGCCACACTCAGCCTTGTCAAATCCGGCCCCGCGTCCGCGTCCGGCTTCGGTGGTCCCCAAATCGGCCCGCCCCGCCGCTCTAACCAAAACTTGTTCATGCTCGCGTCCGCATGCCGCCAGTTCCGCTCCGGTCCCCCGACCGCCATCTGAAACGCCGCCTCCGCGACCTCGTTCGTCCGCTTCGCTCCCCCCCTCATCATGAAACCCTTGTACTTCCGATACAGCCGCTCCGCGCTCAACCCAGTCAGCAAACTGATCTCCTGCGGCGTCAATCCATTTGCCGCCATTTGCTCCACAGACCCCTCCATCTCCTTCGCCTGCTTCTCACGCTCCGCCAATTCCTCACTCGTCAAAACTCGACTGCGGCGCGCTCGTGGTTTCCCCGGTTCTGCCATGTTCAACTCCTACGGAACTAACCATATTTTTACCTCAACGCTACAAGCCTAAAAGTTCAAGATGGGCGGTCCCCCCCCCACCCTCCTGGCACCGTTGTAGCCCTCTATTGGCACTGATTCGGCACGATGTGCGCCCTGGAAGTGGTATGCGTTTATCGCGTGTCTCACAATCCGGAGATACACGCACAGGCGCACAACAACATCAATGACTTAGCACCTGTTTGAGCCGGTTCGCGGCGGTCGTTCGTCAAACCGGCCAACATGGACCGAAATGGCGAAAGGGACGGGACAAAACGACACTCGTTTCGGTCGCCGAGAGAGGGAACCAGCGGGTGAAGGGCAACGAAGCTGGACGCTGTGCGCTGCCTCATAGGCTTGGTTCTGAGGTTAGCGGGAGGCCGCTTGCAGGCCGGGGTTAGAGGAGGCCAGCGAAGCGGTGCAAGCGGGCTCCTGCGGGGACATTAGCGGGACATAGGGCGTCATTTTGGGTCGCGTACGGCAGAGCTGCTAATGTTTAAACATTGGCGGTTTGGGCCGTCGGGACCTCAAGAGCGCTCCTGTAACCCGCGCCCGGTCCCTAGGCCACTATCAGCGATGCTAATCGCGAGGGTATGGAGGGATTGGGGGGAAGGCGAGGATGGGTTGTCAAGAGGGACACGTCGTGATCGTGACGGTTCTCAAAATTTGATCTTTGTGACGGTCTAAACCGCTGATCTCACTGCCTCGCATTTCATGCAAAAAGCGCTCGACACGGGGCTGAGAAGGCCGCAGACTTGCGTTCGATGCGAAAACGCCTGCCAATTGACCCCAAAAAAAGACCCAGTCTGAGGCGCGCCGCTGCGCTGCTGGTGCGATGTCCGAGCTGCAACGCTTTGCCTGGAGAGCGCTGTCGAGGCGTGCGCGGCTTGCGGCGCAGCGTGCATATCGATCGGCTCAAGGCGAGCCGGAAAGAGGAACAGCCATGACCTATCAAGAGGGGCGCGTTGCTGCGCTCAATCGCTCTCGTGCGCGCCTGGACAAAAGACTTGCCGAGCTGTCCAGCTTCTCGGTCTTTTCCTATCGGCTGGTGCCTGGGGCGCGAGGCGCGTTCATGGTCTACGACGGGCACTGGCGTCATGTGGGCCGGTTCACGCCGGAGGGGCAATTTCGGCGATCGACCGTGAAGGGCAGCGAAAAGCTCTTGCCTGGATTCGCGGCGGCGCTCCGGATGCTGGCGGCTCAGGTCGACGACGCGGAGGCTGATAACCTGCCTTTGGTCGCGTTCGACTGACAGGGCCGCGCATGGTTCGCGTCCTCTGCGAGGTCGAGGAAGACGAGCTTGAGACTGACGACGGCGGATCGATCCCTGGCGTGATTGTCGCCTGCTCTCGATGCGGGACGACGACGGAGAGCTACGGGACGAGCGAGGCCTCGATTAAACGCTGTCTGGCGCTGATGCGCGAGAACTGTCCGGAGGGCGAGCGCAATTGGTATTTCGTCGAGGACATGGAATGAGCGATGAGAACAAGGCGCCGCGCAAGCGACCGTTGCGTTGCGCTTGCGGGAGCATGCGGTTCTTCGTCTATGGCGACCGCAACGACGTCGTCTGCGTCAAATGTCGGGCGGTCTTTCACGTCTATCCGCTGCCGGCGGAGGTGGCGGCCCTGAGAGATCAATCGCTTGGCCAGTTAATTTCGGAAAAGCGCCTAGAAAGGGCGGGTCTGGGAAAACACCAAGTACAGCGTTAACATCGTCACTTCTCAGAACAAAACCTTTCTGCTTTGCCGACTTTTTCTGATTTGTGACCAGTTTCGTGTAGTAGGCTAAAATCGAGCCTGGAGGCCAAGGACTGGCCTTGCACGATTCGCCAGTGTCATGGGGCCTGGAAAAAAAGACCCCAGTCCTGGGCCAAATGCGGCCCGTTTATAGCGGGTTTGTTTTGTGGCACAAAAGCCACAGTTGGGGACACGAGGGGGACAATCCTGGGACATTTAAGCTTGTCCAAGCCGATCGACGACTGCGGGACACGCGCGGGACAAACTGGCCGGTCTCGAGGCCGGGGGAGGGACGCCAGAGGGACGAAATGAGCCCTATGTATATAAGGCGTGCAAAAACCGTCGCGATGGCGACGAAAATGTCTTGACCAGTGTCCCGCAACGTCTTATTTGAGGGACAGGCGCTGCCTACGGCGCCCAAACTGGAGTCGAACCTATGTCACGCGAATCTGATCTGCGCCCGTTCTCGTTCGAGGATCTGCCCTATCGCAACGGCAAGCGGGTCGAGCCCGAGTCCTGGGGCCCGATCTACACCAAGCCGGCGAAACCCGGCCGCAAGGTCGCGGTCGACACTTGGCCGACTAACGCCCCGAGCGGGCAGAAGACCGCCCATGTCGACGACGCGAAGTTCCGCGCAAAGATCCGGGCTGAGTTCGCGGCGCAGGCTAACGCCGATCGTGTCGCCTGGGCGACTGGCAAGCTCTCGCTCGATCGCGTTGGCATGCACGGCGGCATCGTCGAGGCCTACAAGGCGGCGATGGCGGCCAAGCGCGAGCGGCTTGCTCGCGAGGCTCTGCCGGTGCGGTTCCCGCTCGCGAGGGCAGCATGACCAAGTGGATCGTGACCTATCCCGGCATCACTCAAGACCTGATCCGCGCCTTTGACAATGAGTCCGAGGCCAAACAGTTCGCGCGCATCCGCCGGGATCGCGAACTCCACATGTGGCGTCATGTCCGCCTGGAAAAGACAGAGGACAATTGCGTCACGATGATCCCGGTCAAGTTCTGAAGGCGAAACGCGGGCCGGAGCCCGCGTCCTGGCGTGATGCGCCAGCTGATGAGCCTACCAACGGAGTCGAACATGATGAGTGACGAAGAGAAGCTTGCGGCGGCCGAGGCGCTCGATCGCGCCTATGCGGAGGCCGAGGCCTTCGACGCGGCGCGCGCGCCGACTCGCACCGTGTACCGGGTCAACTGGGACAACGGCGCCGAGGCGTGCGGTACGTTCCCTGAGACCTACGAGACTGAAGACGAAGCGCAACGCGCGGCCGACGCTATCGAAGCGGACAACCGCGCCGAAGGCATTTGGGACGAAGACGGTTGCTGCGAGGTGATCGAGGTCGAGGTGCCGCTCGTCGATGACGAGACCTGCGACGAGATGGGCGAGCTGCACAAGGCGGCGCTGAATCGCGGGCAGCCCTGAAGGCGAAACGCGGCGTCTGCCGCGTCTCGGCGTGATGCGCCGACTGATGAGCCTACTCACCAGCAATCTGAAGGAGTCGAGAAATGGACTGCAAAAACATCATTACGCGCCTTGCCGAGATCCGGCGCGAAACCAAGCGCGCGGAGGCCGCGCTCGGTAACGGTAATTCCACGCGGTGCGCGGCGGTGATGGACGTCATCGAAGTTCACCTTCAGGCGATACGCGCCGAGCTGGATTCGCGGCGGGTGCGCTCGTGACGGTTTGCCGCCTCAAGGTCTACGCGGACCTGAACCCGCGCTATCCGCAAAAGGGGGAGCGGCGCTATGCGCTCTTTCTGCGCGACGGCTGCGAGATCGAGATGCGCGAGGGCAAGACGTTCACCTCGCGCCGATCGGCCGAGCGGGCGGCTTGCCGGCTGCAAGTCGAGGCCTCGCTCGCCGAGCTGGGCATCCGCCTGGAGGAGGAGCTGCGCCGATAAAGGAACGCGAGCGGGACGGCGTCGAGCGATCGTCGCCGCCTCGCGGGCGCTCTTGCCCGGTTAAGGAGTCGAAATGGCAATCCGATATTTCAAGGCGACTAACGGTCGTTTCACGATCTTCCGCGCCACCGCCAGCCGCGTTTATGGCAGCGCGTGGATTCAGTGCGACGCGCACTGCGTAACCTTGTCGGGCTTCTCGATGAAGCCGGCGAGCGCGAGCGTGTACCCGATCCCGGCGATCGAGATCGATCGGGCGGAATATGAGCGGCTGAACGAGCGCAAGGCGGCGCGCCTCATCCTGGCCGGCGGCAACCCGAAATGGGCCGCGCCGAGCGATAGCTGGGTTCGCAACGAGCCAGATCCCGCGATCGTTCAGCAGAACCGCGAGGCGATTGCCAGCAAGGCGCTATCGCGTTCGATCCTGGCGCGCGCCCACCGGGAAGGCGAAAAGTGAAATAAAAAACCGTTGCGATGGTGACAAGTTTGCAAAAGATGCTATCTAAGAACCGGGCGCGCCTACGCCCGGTTTTCTTTCTGGAGTCGAATCAATGGCAATCACAGTCACGCATGAGGGCGGCCGATATGTCGCCCGGTTCCCCTTCGACTACGCGACCAAGGATTTGGTCAAGGCGGCCGGGTTCCGTTTCGACGGGGTCAAGAAGGTCTGGTGGACCGACAAGGCCGATATCGCCGCCCAGCTGTCGAAAGATCCGGGCGAGCTAGCCGCGAACCTCACCGCCGAGCGCGAGGCCAAGCATGCGCGCGACTTGGCGTCGATCGAGGCCTCCAGGGCGATTGACGCCGCGATCGATATCCCGGCGCCGGCCGGCTGCGCCTATGATCCCTACCAGCTCGCCGGCATCGCCTATGCGATGAGCCGTCCAGGCGTGCTCGTCGGCGACGAGATGGGTCTCGGCAAGACGATCGAAGCGCTGGGCATCATCAACGCTGACCCCACCATCGAGAACGTGCTGATCGTCTGCCCAGCGACGCCCAAGCTGAACTGGAAGCGCGAGGCCAAGAAGTGGCTCGTGCGGCCGATGACGGTCGAGATCGCCAACGGCGCCGGGTTCCCGGTCCGCGCGAACGTCGTCATCGTCAATTACGAACAGCTGGGGAAGTTCCGCGCCGCGATCGACGCGCGCGCCTGGGACCTCATCGTCTGCGACGAATGCCATTATCTCAAGAACCCCAACGCGCAGCGCACCGCCAACGTTTTCGGCAAGTTTGAGAAGGACAAGAATACGGGCGCATGGGTCCAGACCATCAAGCCGATCGCGGCGCGGCGGAGGGTGTTTTTGACCGGGACGCCGTTTTTAAACCGCCCGATCGAGCTGTGGCCACTGCTCAAGGCTCTGGACCCGCAGGGGCTCGGCAAGAACAAGATGGCGTTCGCGAAGCGCTACTGCGCCGCCTATCAGAGCGGCTATGGCTGGGATTTCACGGGCGCGAGCAATCTCCCCGAGCTGCAAGCTAAGCTCCGCGCCTCGATCATGATCCGCCGGCTCAAGAAGGACGTCTTGAAAGAGTTGCCGGCGAAGCGCCGCCAGATCGTCGTCATCGCGCCCGAGGGCCGAGAGGCGATTGCGGCGGTCAAGCGCGAGAACGCGGCCGAGGCCGCCGCTGAGAGGCGCCTGGAAGCCCTCAGGGTAGCCGTTGAGTTGTCAAAGGCCTCTGAGGACCCGGCCGACTACAGGCGCGCTGTGGAGGCTCTGCAAGAGGCGGCGAAGGTCGCTTTCGAGGAGATCAGCCGCGTGCGCCACGAGGTCGCGGTCGCCAAGATCCCGCAGCTGATCGAGCACCTCGAAAATTGCATCGAGAACCAGGGCAAGGTCGTCACGATGGTCTGGCACCATGACGTGGCGAACGCCCTCAAGGCGCATTTCGGCGACGCCAGTGTGATGGTGACCGGCGAGACGGCGCAGGGCTCGCGCATGGCCGAGGTGGACGCCTTCCAGACTGACCCGCGCAAGACGCTATTCATTGGCAGCATCAAAGCCGCCGGGGTTGCGATCACTCTGACGGCGGCGAGCCTCGTCGTTTTCGGCGAGCTGTGGGTTGTTCCTGGCGACATGACCCAGGCCGAGGACCGCGTGCACAGGCGCGGCCAAAACGAGTCGGTTCTGGTGCAGCATCTCGTGCTCGACGGGAGCTACGATCAGCGTGCGAGCGAGATCCTCGTCGAGAAGCAAGCGAACTTGGACGCGGCCCTCGACAATCAGGAACGGCTGCCAGATGTCGCCATAGTCGCGCCGCCGGCCGATAAGGCGGGGTCTGAGGCCACGCGGACGGTCACCCAGGCGCAAGTTGCGGAAGAGGCGGTGAAGATAAGCCCAGAGGCGGTTGTGGCTGTGCACGCGGCTCTGCGCGCGCTGGCGGGCATCTGCGATGGCGCGGCCTCGCTTGACGACATGGGTTTCAACCGCATGGACACGCGCATCGGCAAAAGCTTGGCCATGCAGGACCAGCTCTCGCGCAAGCAAGCGGTACTCGGTCGCAAGATCGTGTCCAAGTATCACAGGCAGCTCCCCGCAATGCTGATGGAGGTTATCCGCGCCGGCTAAGGACTGCCAGCGCGCGCGCCTCGACGTTTCGGGGCGCGGTCGCGGGAAGTTCCCGGAAGGAGTCGAAATGATCAATGAACTGCTGATTACAGGGCGCGTCGAGATCAAGCGCTATCCGAAAGAGCGCGGCGCCGACATGCATCAGAACATGGTGCGTGTCGGCAAGAGCAGCCCAGAGGGCTGGATGCTGCAATTACGCGGCAAGACGTCGATGGCGACGGTCGATTATCTGTCGGCCGACGCTGCGCGCGCGCTGATCGCCAAGCTTGAAGTGATCATCGCCGCGATCGAGCCCAAGCCGGAAACGCCGCCTCGCTTCAACATGTTCGCGCGCGCTGATCGCAAGGAACCATGGTTTTGGCCGCTCCCAGACGAGGACGAAGAGCGCGGATCGGAGGGTTAGACAATGACACTGGATGAAATGATTGGGCTCGCCAGGGATCAAGCCATGCGCGTCATGGTTGGCACCAAGAACGAGATACAGCCCTCGTGGCTGCTGGTCACCGACAAGGGCGTCGAGATCTTTATGACGCCGTGGGGGAACGATCGCGAGAAGCATCTCGTGATCGAAACCATGCGCGACATCATGCGCGAGAAGCGGTGCACCGCGTACAGCATGCTGACCGAGGCGTGGATGGCGTGCGCCACGCCCGAGGAGACGAAGAGCGGTGACTACAGCGGACTCCCGCCAAGCCAGCGCGCTGACCGTCAAGAGTGCGTCGTGATGATGGCCGCCGACAAGGCCGGCGATTCTCGCTACCAGAGCTTGGAAACGGTGCGCGACGCCGAGGGCAAGTGCATCGAGCTGCGCCAGCTCTCAACGGTCGAGGACCGATTCACGGGCATCTTCGACAACCTCCTGATGGATGACCGCAGGAGGGCGAATTGAGGCAGCGCTACACGATCGATCTGGCGCGGACCATCAGCCAAATCGCGACCATCGAGGTTACGGCGGAGAGCCTGACCGAGGCGCAGGACAAGGCGCGCGCGATGGCAGTGCGCCCCAATTTCCCGTGGGTCGATGAATCTCCGCTTCTCTACTCTGAGCAGGGGCGCGTCACCAAGGTCATCTGTCACGCCGGGGAGGTGCCCGATGAGCCGGTCGAGCCCGATCGCTGGAAGGCGAATCCTTCGCCTAACCGCATCATCAATGAGCCGGAGATATGAGCCGGATTCGCCGTCGCCAGTATCCCAAGCATAGCGGCGACGCCTACGACCGATTCCTGACCGAGCGATCGAAGGGCGAGGACGGCGAGTTCTCGTTCGAGAAGTTCGTCGCGCTGATGCGGTCGCTCGACTGCCCGGAGGATTTCGTCCCGGCCGATGGAAACAACGGCACCAAGCGCATGACCGCCGGCATCCTGCTGCGGGGTTGGTTCGGCGACGGCAAGCTCCGGTTCAAAGACGGCAGCGTCGTCCAGTTGGATCTGGAGGACCCGGCATGAGGTTCTGTAAGCCGACGAAAAAGCAGCAGGAGGGCTATCGAAAATGGGTCAAGAAGCTGCCGAAAAAGGTGCGGGCGGTCGCCGAGCGTTTCGACATCTGGACGTTGTACCGCCTGAAATCGAGCGGCGACCGGGTGATGCTTCAGTCGTTCGATGGGGACGGGACGCTGACCGTAGCCGTCTCCGGCAAATTTAATCTGGTGATAGCCGAGCGACAGGTGTTCGGGGTCCCTCCCGACGATCTGGAGGAGTGCGACTTGCCCGCGCCGGATGAAAAACTCGGCGCGCTCATGACGGGCAAGGAGATCGTCGACAATTTGGACGCGATGCGCGTCCTCGTTCGACCGGACCTGTGGGTGATGACAGAGGACGGCAAGGCCGTCCGCAAGCAATGACAAGGAGTCGAAATGATGGACGTCTCACGCATGCGCCGAGGCTGGCGCCTGCGCCTTACGGACAATGAGTTCGAGATGTTGCGCGAGGCGGTGAATCGCGGCCTCGCGACGATCGACGATGCCCAGCGCGAGGCTCTGCCCTGGAAGATCCGCAAGGTGCTCACGCGCGATGGTCGCTGGGAGTTGCCGCACGGTCCGCTAATCCCTGATGACGATCGAAGGCCAGCATGACCGAATCCATCATGAAGGTCTACGCTGCCGCTGATCACCAGTTCGACAGCCCTATGTGGCTGGAGAAATATGACGTGGACGCCGAGCCCACCGTCACGGAGTCGTTCCTCTTCAAAGATGGCGCGCTCATCAACGGCGTGAATGGCGGCCGAATCTGGCTCACCGGCAACCGAGACCAAGCGCACAAGTTCGCCAGCGCAAGCGAGGCGCTGGAGGCCTGGGGCGCCGTGTCAAAGAACAATCCAGTCCGCTGGGACGGAGAGCCCAACAAGCCGCTCACCGCGCTCACTATCGAAGTCGAACCCGCGAGGCTCTCATGAGCGGCAACGACGTCGTCAATACATGGTTCCGGCTACGCGATGCGATGATGCGCGACGGCTTGCCGGCGGGTCCTTCCGCGATCCGGCCGCCATCGCTGCGCGACGCCTGCTACGCTTGCGCACTGGCGATGCGGACCAAGGACACGGAAACGACGCCCGAGACGATCGAGGCCTTCGTCAACGGGCTTGAGTTGGGCGCGCTTAGTTCGCTGCGGGAATGTTGGGAGTCCTGCAAGCGCAGGAAGAAGATTTAGCGCCCAGCCAGATCATCAGACGTGAGGATGCCGCGCGCGACAGCGAGGGCGGTCGCCTGCGCCAGGGTGGCGCAATTGAGCTTGAAACGGGCGCGGTCGAGGTGGGTTTTGACCGTGCCGAATGATAGGTCGAGGATGATGCCGGTCGCAGCGTAGGTCTTGCCCCGCGCGGCCCACAGCAGGCACTCACGCTCGCGTTGCGAGAGTTCGTGAGCCAGATTGTCCATTTGCGCGGCCGATAAAGGTTGCGCGGCGACCATACTTGTAAAACAACAACCACGCCGCATTGTCTTTCCCATCGGACGGCGAGCCGGGAATCCACCGCACGCGGCCGACGGCGACAATCCGGCGCAACCGTTTTTCGATGATCGGACCAGACGACTGGTTGAACAGCCAGTCGCTCGACATCAGCAACCATGTCGGCGCCTGATCCGAGAGGTTCAGGATCAGGGGATGCAAATTGTCCGGCTGGCCCCAGTAGGGCGGGTTGGTGATGAATATCGACCCAAACCCCATCCCGCCGTAATAGTGAACACGCGCGTCGATCGGCAAGTCGAAGCCGCCGCAGAAATGGTGCCCAGCAGCCTCTATGGCGCGCGCCAGCGCCCCTTCGCCATAGCAGGGGTCAATGAACGGCGTAGGAGGCTTGAGCCAGCGCAGGAGCGGCCTCACGGCCTCCACGGGCGTGTTGTAGAGATCTCTCGGAACTCTCTCGAACGTGGAGCGCTTGCCCATGGCCGCCTCAAAACGCGAGAAGAAACCGGATGCGATGCCGGTGGGGCCAAATCCGGCCGCCAGCCGGCCGATGCACGTCGCGCCCTACGGTAAGGCCTGGGCGGTCGTCGAAGGCTTGGGGGTTATTTTCGCGAGCCGGGACCGAGCCGAGGCGGAAGTCGAGCTGGAACGACTTAAGCGGCGACAAGGGGAGAGCCGTTAGCCCTCCCCCGTTCCGCCCGTGCTTTCGTCGGGTCAATTGCAAAAAATCCCAACGCCGATGAGGGCGTCGAAGGAACGGTTCAGCCGATCCCTTCCGCCGGGGACCAATCCCAGCGTTGCTGGTCTCATCGGGACGCCCGGAGCGAACCGTCACCAAGTGCTATCGGCGCCGCCGCCGCCCGAGGAGCCTCCGCCTGGATCGATCGTCGAGGGCGGGTCCGGCAGGGCGGTGGACGGAGCCTCGTAGGAGGCCGCTGGCGGGTCAAAGGACGTCGGCAGGGGGGAAGGGACCGGATCGCTGTCCGAGGGCGTCTGGGGCCTCTTGTGAGCCTCCTCGTGGCGGCGCCGCCGCAGTTCCTCCACCTCGCGCGTTGTCTGGCGGACTTCCTCGAACATGTGGCAGCGCCCGCAATAGCGCGCGTGGATGTCGTGCGCGTTGAAGCTGATCTTGCCACATTCCGGGCAGCGGTAATGAGGCCTCCGCACTGCCCACCATTCGATCAGTGTCATTTTGTCGGCTCCACGAACTCGACGCAGCCGAGCCGCTGCGCAATCTGACCGGCGGCAAACTTATCGCGATGGCGATTCCAGAAGCCCCGGCAGCACGCCTTCCGGCCGCGCTTTTGGCTATGGCAAACTCGATACCCGTGGAAGCCGGTGGCGCCGCGATGCTTTTCGCGGACCTGATCTTCCAGCTGCGAGATCGGCGTGCCCATCCAGCTCTTGCGATAGATGCACGTCTCGCACTGGTGGCTCATCACTTGGAAGCCGCCGGTGGGCAGCAGCGCTTTCGCCAGTAGTTTTTTGATCATCTCGACTCCTTAGATCCACGAGGTAGGCCTCGATCTCGTCGGCCGCCGCGAGCACCGCCGCGATCGACGCCTTCAGCTCACTGGCGGACATCGGTGGGCGGGTCCGGTATCGGCGGCTGCGGAATGGGCTCCATCGCCTTGGTGATGATCGTCCATTCCATGCAGTGCAGGCCCCCGATGAGGTCGGTCTGCGGCCTGTTGCCAAAATGCCATTTCCAGCCGACCACGCCTTGCGGGTCGACCCAGATCACGGCGAAGGCGGCGATCTTAGCGTCCTGGGAGCGCTTGAGAACCTCCTCGAACGCCTCGACCGAGCGCGGGAAGGGATGAGCTTGCTGTGCGGTTTCGTTCATTGTGCTTCGCCTCTCATAATTGGGAGATCCGCCTCCATTTGATCCGCGATGTTTCTCAACATCGCCGGCAAGGCCAAAGTCACCTCCAGCGTGGCTTGGCAGGAGAAGCCCTCGCCTCGATTGCCGCTAACCACGATCAGGACCACACCGCGCGCTTGCGTCGAGGCGATTATCGGGGTGACGAGGTCGTCGTATTTTCCTGGCCCGATGGTCATTCGGCTGCCTGCCTGACCGGCAACGCTTGCTCGACCTCAAACGTGATGACGATCCGGCCGGTATGCGGATCGTGGGCGATCAGGAGATCGTTTCTCACAATGACGAGACCATGCTTTTCGACATGGGCGCTGAGAGGCGCGCGCAGCGTCTTGGCGAACAGCTTGGTCAGGTTAATCAATTCATCAATCACCATGTAATTGCCTTTCTGGGTACAGGTTGTAGTCGCGCTCAAGCAGCGCGGTGATGAAGTCGAGCGCAGCCCTCGCGTCGGCTTCAGCTCGCGCCGTTCCGCCGCTCGCAATGCCGCGCTTAATTGCGCCCAGGCACCATTTGATGTGCTTGCGATCGTCATCGTTTAGGTCTTGCTGCCTCGCGGCGAGCCGCCGTGAGAAAAGCGATGGCGGCTCGCCGCGCCTGCCGATGTACCTGTCGGCGAGCTTCTTTGTCGCCAGCTTGTGGACGACCTTCTCGACGTCGGGTCTCAAGTTCCTTGTCCTTCTGGTAGGCGCCAACCAAATCGATCATTGAGACCAAGCGCGGGTCCCCAGCGACCTCGACGATCTCCTCGTCAGTCAGAGGCCGCAGGGAGAGATCGGCCTTGTAGGCCATGACGTGACGGCAATGCAGGCAGATAGTGATGTCGCCCTCGCCAGGGCTGCGACTGGGGTCCCCGGCAAATATCGAGGAAGCGTCGATCCGCGCGCCGCAGCCGAGGCACGACGACTCAATGTGCCGTGTGGTGCTCGCATACAACGCCATCAAGCGACTCTCCGTCTATTTGCCGCATCACGCCCGCTAGGAAGCTGACCCAGGTCTCGCGATCCCAGCCGAATATGCCGATCGCCTTGTCGTGCTCATCGAGGAGCACAGCGTTGTACGTGCCGCAGCCGCACGGGCAGAGGCCCATCCACTGCACCGAATCTGCCACCGGGATCTTGCGGTCGTATTTCCTGGCCATGCTCAAAATTCCACGTCAGCCACCGGCTCCGAATCGTCTCTCTCGGCCTGGGGGCGGGGTTGCGTCTCGGGAAACGCCCGAAGCGGCTTGCCGGTCCAGTACACGTAAGTCTTCGCCTCGTGGCGCACGACGCCCAGGATGCCGAGGGCTTCCAAATCCTCGCGCATGCGCTGAATCCGCTTCTTCATGGTCTCGCGCCAACGCTTATCCGCGATCTCCGCCTCCGCCGTGGTTTGCTGGTCAGGCGTTAGCGCGTCGGACGGGCTCATATCGCCGTAGACGCGCTTGACGTCCTCCCAAGGGGCCAGCGAACGCACGTAGACGGGCAGGGAGACCTCGCGCGGGACCGGCTGGCCATATCGGCGCTCGACGTCGAAGAACGCCTGCATGAACAGCTCCTGTGTTTTGTTGAGCCGGAAGCCCTTCAACTCCTCTTCCCTCCTGACGGCGTCCTTCTCGCCGACGGGGAGGCAGATGCAGCTCGTGATCTTCTGACCGTCCTCATCGACGCCGATCGCAACCTGCATCAGCTCGAACTTCATTTGCTTGCCGTCTTCGTCGTCCTTCTGCTTGTCGAGCTTGACCGTCCGGATGCCGGTCTCCTCGTCGCGCTCGACAAGGATCACTTGGCCTACGTTGGCGTAGACGCTCGTGTGGCCACGTAACTTTCCGCCGGCAGCGTTGAGGTGATGCACCAACATCACATGGCAGCCGCATTTCTCGCTGATCCGCGCGACATTCCCGAGCACGGTCGACATGTCCCGGCCCGAATTTTCATCGGCTCCGGGGGTTGCGGTCGCTAAGGTATCGATGACGACGAGCCGGAGCGGGTCCTCGAACACCTTGGCGTGCGCCAGGATCTCGGCGATCAGCGAATCGACCTCTTCGGTGGAGTGATAGATATCGATCGGCCGCTGCAACAGGACGAACGGGGTCTCGCGCGTCCAGACCCGGCCATGGTGCTGGCGCCAAGCACGCAAGCGCTTTTTCACGCCTATCGCGCCCTCGCCCGCTTGATAGACCACCGCGCCATGCTTCACTTTCAACCCGAAAAGCGGACGCGCCTCGGCGACGCACAGGCCGGTCTCCAGGGCGAGAAATGACTTGCCGCTGCGCGAGGCGCCGGCGACGACGCTCACCTCGTTGGCCGCGAGCCAGCCCTGCACCAGCCACGCATGTTCGGGTCCGGGGTCATCGAGCTGATCCAAATACAACGCTCCGAATTTAGATTTGACCGGCTCTTCAAAAATGAACGCGATGCGCTTGAGGAAGGCGTGGCCGTCTTCGATGCCAACGGGATGTTCGAGGACGTCCGGATAATTCATGGCTGCTCCTCACGGCCCAGCTCGCGCAGGAGGTACCGATTGAAGTCGATGCCAGTCGGCGGGAAGCTCAGCTCGACATTGAGTTCTTGCGCGTAGAATCGGCGCACCGCGACCGAGAGAAGGCCTGCCGTGGCGTAGCTCTCCGAGTCGGTGTCGACGATGATGATGACCGACTTGATGCCCTGCGGCAGGATGAGGCCTGGGGCCTTTGGGTCCGGCAGGCCGTTCGGCATGCGTCTCGGCCGCCCTTCCGGGTCCACCAGTTTCTTGTGGGCGATCTGCCCGGTCGCGCGGCCCGAGAGGTTCCCCAGGTCGACCGCAGCCGCAAGCATCACCTCTTCGGGCCCGAGACCAAGCGCCCACCAAGCCAGTGCGTTCTCCCAACCCTCGGCAATGGCTATCGTTTCGGCGGGGCGACCGAGCCGGATCATTCCGCCCTGCTTGCGGCCGCGAATCTTCTTCGGGCTGTTTCGCGGGCTCCCGGTAGGCTTCCATTTTCTGGGCTCGTTGGGATCGAGATAGGTCTGCGAAATGCCGATGACGTCGCCCAGCGCATCGCGGATGATCGCGATTAGAGCCGGGGTATTGGCGAGGAGGACCGGCTCGTTCGAGCCATTGTCCCCCGCGCCCCAGTAATCCAGATTTTGCACGAAACGCAAATCGCCCGTCAAGTGACGCGGCGGGTCTAGTCCCCGAGTTTCGCGCATGTAGCGGTCCGCATGGGTTGTCCCGTCGAGCGGTTTTGCGCGCTTGATGATGTCGGCGATCGACGCCTCGTCCCGCGCCGCCTTGGCCTCCAGGGCGGCCCGCTCGTCAGCCTCCCGGCGGGCATATTCGGCCGCCAGCGCTTGGTGGCGATGCTCTCGCTTCTTGCGCTCGTCCGCGTTCTCGTCGCGGGTCCGGTCCGGGCGCGGCGTGCCGGTGATGCGCTCGACCGCCTCGATGAAATCACAGCCGACGACGTGCATGACGAGGTTGATGGCGTCGCCGGCGCCATAGGTGCCTTCGCCCGAGCCTCGGCAATTGAAGATGCGCTTCTGCTGGTTTACCGCGAAACGGTCTCGGCCGCCGCAGATGGGGCAGGGGCCGATCCACTCATGGCCATCCCTCTTGAGGTGGGCGCCATACTCGACCGCGACGTCATGGATGTCCCGCGTTCGGGCGAGCGCGATCCAATTCTCCCATTCTGCCCTACTTGCACGCGCCATTGGCTCGGTCCGCCTTCCGAATTGGGCGCTAATTTCAGCTTCTTCTTATTCGTCTCAGCATCTCCTCGCGGGTTATCTTCCCGCTGAGATATTCCTGCACCGCTGCGCGATCGTAGACCTGGGTGGCCTCGCGCAATTTGCGCGGCTGATAGAACTCGCTCTGCTTCCGCGTCAGCGTCGGTCCATGGTCCCAAACCTCCTTTGGCATTGTCACTGGAACGCCTCGATAAAGGTCGCCATCGCCTGTCGGGCGATCGTCTTCAGCCATTCCGGGCGCGGGTGCGTCTCGTCCGCGCTTTGCCACTGGCCGACAATGTGCGTGAAAACGTCGGCCGCCGCCTCCATCGCGATCAGCCTCTTGAGGTGCTCTTTGCCCTCCGCGCTCTGGCAGTACAAAAATGAGTTGGCCTCAAAGCCGGTGCGCAGCCCGTAGGCACGCTCGATGAGCGTGTCGCGGATGAACTCAAGCATGCGCTCGCGCTTGAGATCCTTAGCCGCCTCTTCGGCCTTGCGATCGATGACAGTCGTGTCAGACATCATCGGGCCCTTCCGTGTCCATGCTGTCCAGCCACTCTCTGAGCCGGATCGCTGGGTCATAGCGACAGGGTAAGCAGACGCAGATCAGGGCGATGATGCCGAGCGCGATGCCAAGATCGGTCATGCGGCTATCCGCCGCCTGAACGGGACAACCTCGATAATCTGCTTCTGCATGAGCTTGGAGATCGGATGGGCCCTACCGTGGGCGAGACTGGCGAACCAAAAGAGGCAGCAGGCGTCCGCTTCGTCGTCGTTCGTCGGGTTCCAGCCTAAGAGGCGGCCCATGGAACGCGACCGCTTCTTGGCGACGGCGCGCTTAAGGCCGCCATGGCCCAGAAACCCCTTGCGGGCCGTCGTGATCTTGACGGGATGGACAGGCACGCCCTTGAGGCGCGCCGCCGCGCCAATGATCATGTAAAGCCCGTTGAGGCGCACGCGGGACGCGGCGCTCGTTTCGCCTTCCTTCCCACTGAACGCCAACGGCTCCTCCATCCAGATCTCGTCCGGACGGTCATCAGACAGCCGAAAGGCGATCCACCTCAAGCACCGGGCACCGCATTCGAGATGGTTGTCCCCGCTATCCCCAAAGTTCACTGTTTCAAGACGGGGAACCTCTCCAGGCTCGCCGGAGGCGAGGCCGCATTGCGTAGCCGCATCGATGGCGAGGATCTTGGGCATCGCCGCGCCGGCTATTCAGCGGCGGCAGCGTCTTCAGGCGGGTCTTCTTCGCGCACCAGCTCATCGATGGGATCGCGCCTCTTGCGCGGGCGCCGCGTGCCGGCCTTGGCTGCGTCCATGGCCGCCCTGCCGAGCGGCGAATCAGAGAAGGTTCCGAGTTGGCTCTGGAGGCGATCGAGCGCGGTCTGGGTGACCTCGTCTAGCTCGTTCTCCAATTTCTCCATTTTGCGGAGGTATTCGCGCTGCTTTACGCCTACCCTCAACGCCTTCTTGTCGAAACCCTTGGTTTTGACGGCGTCTTCGATAACGTCCTTAATGGCCTCGTGGAGGGGCTTGCAGCGGCTCATGTAGAGCGCTTTTTCGCTCTTCAGATCCTCCATATAGCCTTCGATTTGGTGAACGACTTCCTCGGTTTCCTCTTGGGTTGGCCCATTCGGTCGATCGGTCATACTGCCTCCTTGGGCTCCGCCTGGGAGACAGCAAACATCAGGTCACTGATATCGACCTCGCCCTCGGTCGCAGCTATGATTTTCTTGAGATTTTGCCGTTTAGGAATCGTCGCACCACTCAGCAATCGGTAGATGGTCGTAGGGTGTACGCCCACCTTGGCCGCGAACTGTTCAGGGTTCAGCTGATTTTTGGCGAGATACACGCTCAGTCGCATCCGCGTAGGATAGCGCGACTTGCGCCCAATGCAAATTCGATTGACTTGCAGTTGATGCAAACGGCAAGATGGATTCGCCCATCGTTCAGCTCGTTCGGCCGATTCGATGCGCTGCTGTCGGGACGGCAAGCGAAGTAGGCCGCTAAGGCGCGCGCCAACGAGCGGGACGGTCCGTGGGAGGTCGGGGGCGGTCTCGTGTGGCCGCCCCCGCAGGGAGTCGAACATGAAATATCGCGTACAGTTTTTGGTCGAAGGCAACCGTCTGGCCGATGTCGTCGCAGCCGCCTTCGGGGGCGACCTGACCTATGACCCAGAGATGAAGATCTGGCCTGCGACGCAGGTGCTTCCCGGCGACGTCGCTGGCATCGAGCGGCCGACGAAAGAGACGCCGAAACAGATGTACAATCGCGGCGTCAAGCTGGCGGAAAGGGGGCTCGCAGGGGGGCTCGCCGAGGGGCTCAAGCGCGGCGGCAACAACAAGAGCAACAAACGCGCCGAGTTGCTTGAGGCGGCGCTGAAGACGGGACCGAAGCGGTGGAGCGAGATGCGAGCCGCGCTCAGTGACGGCGGCCTCTCCGAATCGTCGCTGAACAACCTGATCGGCATATGGAAGAAGGCCGGGAAGATCCGCCGATCGGAAGACGGACTCTGGAGTTTGATCGATGGGCCGACGACGAAAAGAGCGGATGTTGGATGACTTCCCCGATCTGCCATGGATGGGTCAGTACATCCTTGGCGGCGAGGATGGGCACACGCCGATCCCTTGCTACAGCATGGTCAAGTGGGGCCGATGGCTGGAGGAGAAGCCGGAGCATCGGAGCCTCTGGTGGACCGGCAACGCGACCAAGTGGGTCTCGACGGTCTTCTTGGGCTTGGATCACAACCACTGGGACGGCCCGCCGCTGCTCTTTGAGACCATGGCGTTCGTCCATGAAGGTCGAACAATGGATTATTTCGGCCGGATTGAGCCAGTCCCCGAAACACTGTGTCAGGAGCGCTATAGCTCTTGGGACGATGCCGAGATCGGTCACAAGGCGGCGGTCCGGAAATACCTCGTCAACAAGAAAACGCGCACGGTGAAGGCCGAATGATTCACTCGTGGCCTATAACAACCCGCGAGGAATGGCTCACGCGGCGCAAGGCGAATATCAACGCCAGCGAGGCCGCCGCGCTATTCGGGCCAGAGATCCACCCGTATTTGACGCCCTACAAATTGTGGGCGCTGAAGTGCGAGAAGATCCCAGAGCCCGGTGACAGTAAGATCCTGCGGCGCGGGCGGCTGTTCGAGCCGGTCGTCGTCATGATCTTGCGCGAGGATTATCCCGAGTGGGAGATCAATCCGAACCGCCATTACGTCTGGGACGATTCGACGCGGATCGGCTGCACGCCGGACGTCCATGCCACCCGGCCGGAGAACGCTTACGGCAGTGGCGTCATTCAGATCAAAACCGTCGGCCAGTTCGCCTTCAAGCGCCGTTGGCACGATGAGCACGGCGAGATCGCGGTGCCCACCTGGGTGGCCGTCCAGGCCTCGATCGAGGCCTACCTGACCGGCGCGAGCTGGGCCGGCGTGGCGGCGATGAAGCTCGGCGATGGGGGCATCGAGGTCATCTATGTCGACATCCCCCTCAAGCCTCACCTTATCCACAAGATTGAGGATCTGGTCGGCGAGTTCTGGCGCCGCGTGGCCGAGGACGAGCCCTATGACCCGGATTTCGGGAAAGATCGTAAGACCGTTTTCGATCTCTACGAGGAAGGCTCCGGGCCGATCATCGATCTCACGCCCGACGCCGAGTTTCGCGAGATCCTGAACGACCGCGCCCAGCTCAAAGAGGTTGAGAAGGCAGGCGCGAACGCGACTGACCAGCGCAAGATCCTCGACGCGCGAATCATGACCAAGCTGGCCAATGCTCCTGGCGCGCGCTGCGGTGGGCGCATCGTGACGATCAAGCTCGTGAAGAAGAAATCCTATGTCGCGAAGGCGACGCAGTACCCGCAAGTGACTGTGAAAGGCGTCGATGATGGCGGAGTCTAGAGATCTCACGATCGCGCAGGAGTTGGGCCAGCGCGTGAGCCAGTTCGAGGCGGCGCTGGCCGGGTCCGGCATCAGCCCGAAAAAGTTTGTCCGCGTCATCATGACGGCGGTCGCCCTTAATCCGGAACTGCTCAACTGCAACCGTCGCAGCCTGATGAACGCGGCCATGAAGGCGGCGAGCGACGGGCTCGTGCCGGACGGGCATGACGGCGCCCTAGTCGCCTTCGACGGCCAAGTCACTTGGATGCCGATGGTTGCCGGCGTCAGAAAGAAGGTGCGCCGGTCGGGCGAGGTCACCTCATGGGACGTGACGGCAGTCTTCCAGAAGGATCACTTCGACTACGAGTTGGGCGATGCCCCCTTCATCCGCCACAAGCCCTACATGGCCCCCGAGCTGGAGCGTGGTGCGGACGAAGACGACGCCGCTTTCAACAAGCGCTTGCGTCAGCATCTCGATCATGGGCTGCTGACCCACGTCTATTCCGTCGCAACGATAAAGGGTGGGGACAAGTCGCGTGACGTCATGACCCGCGCCGAGGTCGAATTGGTCCGCGATACCTATGCCCGGAAGAACCGCAAGGGTGAGTTCAGCCCCGCGTGGCGCAAGAGCTTCCCCGAGATGGCGAAGAAGACGGTCGCGCGGCGTCACGCCAAGCAGCTCCCAATGTCGAGCGACATCCTAGGTTTGTTATCACGGGATGATGAGCTATATGATGTTGACCGAGATCGCGCGGACCGGGTTCAGGCCCCGCGCGTACTGTCAGACCGCCTAGATTTTCTCGTAGGAGTCGATCCCGAGACCGGCGAATTTCCCGCTTCTGACGATGGGGTGTCGACTCCCCCGTCCGAGGAACGCGCGGGTCCCGATGAAGGTGACGGAGTAGGCGCCGAAACCGAGGGACCCGCGCACACATCGTTCGCGGAATCTGGAGCCTCGATTCCCCTGGCTCCGGATGCTGGCGACCAGGGGGCTCCCCGCTCTTCGGTCGTCACGCCCGAGCCGGATCAGCCGCAATCATCCGGTTCGCAAGCGCCGCCGGGAGCGGCGAAAACCCCCTCGCAAGCTCCCGGCGGGACAACCCGTAAACGCACAGAGCGTTCTGATCTCCTGACGCCGTCGATCGAGATGCGCGGCGCGGACATGGCCCAGAAGGGCAGGCCAGAACTTGAGAAGTGGGTGAATGAACTACCCCCGGACGAGATGGCTCGGATCTCGCTCGCCCAGCTCAAAGCATGGCGCGTCGTCGCCGACAAGGTGGGGGTTTAAATGGCCGGACGTCTCGATCTCAACCGCAGCTATAATTTCGTCGACAAGCACTCGATCGTGGACGAGCTGCGCACCGCGATTCAGGACAGCGGCGAGCCGGTCGAGTGGATCGCCCACAGCGCGGGCGTACACCGCGCAACGATCGATGCGTGGCTCACCGGCAAGACGCGCAAGCCATACTCATCCAGCCTGGAGGCGGTCGCGCGCGCCCTCGGCAAACATCTCTCGCTGGCCGATGGCGTCCTGCATCTCGTTGACCCGCCGCCACCCGTGTCGCCGCGCAACCTCGCCTCAGTTCGGCACGTCATCCAGATGAGCAAATACGCGAGGCGCTCGTGAGTCCGCCGTTTATGATGAGACTCGCCATCATCCTGATGGCGGCGAACGTCGCGGGGCTCATCTGGACGTTCATCATGTGGGAGGCTGGCAGGCTGTGAAGACGAAGGAGGAGTGGCTCGCCGATCTGAAGGCTAGGGCGCTGGAGCTGGCGCGCGCCGGGGATCTCCAGCATGCGGTCAGCATCGTGGGCGTCGAGGTAAATCGCCGGCAGGACATGAAGGTCCACCACGCCCAGATCTTGGCCGGGACCATGCACGCGATGAGCGAAGACCGGGAGAAGGTCATCGACTGGATCGAGTCGATCCAGTGCTGACGTGGCTCCAGTGGACGACTCTCGCGTTGCAAATCTGGATTCTGTTCATGGTCGCCGGGAGCGCTTGGTACGCATTCAAGACGAGGAAGAACATCGGGGCACTGCTGAGCGCGCTGATCGTCTATCGGCGCGAGGTCGAGTGGATGACAGCGCGGCTGGAGGCGCTGGAAAAGAAGGGGCAAGGGAATGGCCGAGTCGAAGCAAGTCGCGGAAAATGATCTGATTCAGGTCAACGAGGAGGGGCCGATGAACTGGTTCCGCTGTATTCTCGTGGTCGATGAGGTGAAGAGCTGGGGCGTGCAGGCCTACGCGATCATCCCGCAGGCGCGGGACAAGACCTCGGCCGACGCCTTCCTGCGGCTTGAATGGAATGAGTTCGATACGCTGGGCGCCAAGTCTCTTTTTGTCGCCTGGGGCAAGCAAACGGAGGAGGAGAGCACATGACTGGACCGATCACAGCATTCTTCACCGCGCTCGTTGGGAGCGCGATTCTTTCGCGACCGAAGCTGCCCGAGCTGGAACCCGATAAGCTGAAGGCTCTGTCGGCGGATTTTGTGCGCTTGCGCGCCGACCGCAACCGGCTGCTTGAAGAGAACACGCGGTTGCGAGTGTGCCTCGATGCGGCCCGCGCCGATCGCAATCAGAGCGACGCCCAGCTGCGCGCGCTCCGAGAGGTGCACATGGTGCTCCTCCAGAGGTTCGCGGAGGAACAGGCGGTGCGCCTTGAGCGCGAACGCGATCTGGTCGAGATGGACGCGCGGCTGTCGCGCGAACGGATCGATTCCAAGCGATCTCAAGCGCCTCGGCATTTGCCGGTGCCGCCCGCGCCGCTGACCGAGGGACCCAGGCCTGTGCCGGTGCCGGCCCCGCTAACCCAGGTGCAGGCGCAGGAGTTGAGCGCGCAGGCGCTGGCCCAGATCAAGCAGATGTCGGCGATGCGCGAGCCGCCGCTGATGCCCGTGATCTCGGACAGTTTGCAAGTCGCGATGCGGCAGATGGACGCCTTCATCTGCAATTGCGCGCCGGGACGCCACGAGCTGTTCGTGCGTCCATCACCGAGCGACGTCGAGCGCGATTACGAGGCGCTGTTCGGCAAGTAGTAAAAACCAACGGGGCCGTGCGGCGGCCCCAAGGGGATCACATGAGTCGAGAATGCGGGAGCTGCACGCTCTGTTGTAAATTGCTGCCCGTAAAGGGGATCAACAAGCCGTCAAACACGCGCTGCAAATTTCAGCGGCACACTGGCTGCCAAGTCTACCACAGGCCTGAGAAAGGCTTCCCGTGGGAGTGCGGGATGTGGAATTGCGTCTGGCTTCAGGGCGATGACACGGGCGATCTGCGCCGCCCTGACCGAAGCCATTACGTAATTGATGTCATGCCAGACTTCGTCACGGCACAGGACGCCAAGCATGGCGAGATCCGAATCCCCGCCGTCCAGATCTGGTGCGACCCTAAGTTCCCCAATGCCCATCGTGATCCGGAACTGCGGGCATGGCTGATTCGGCGCACCGGATTCGTCGGCCTCGTCCGCTTCGACGGCGAGAAGGGGCTCGTGCTTATCCCGCCGTACATGATGGAAAACGGCGAATGGCTTGAGAAGTCGCAGGGCAATGTCGTGGAGGGCAATCATTCGTTCGGCCAAGTCCTTGACGCTCTGAGTGGCGCATGAGACGGGCCGCGTTCGCTGTGATCGCCATCACACTGGCGACCGAGCCGGCCGCCGCCCATTGCTATCGCGTTTGGCGGTATCCGACGCCGCAGCGCTGCTTCACCGCCTATGCACCAGAGGCGCTCCAGCATCGCGCCGAGGAGCAAAGCCACGACTGGAACATCGAGATCACCAAGCTGCCACCAGCCTGGAACCTCGACGAGCACATCGAGGTCACCGTGCCGGAAGACCCCGATCGGGCCAGGGGGCTCATTAAACTAAAGGAACAACTCAAATGAGTGACGATAGCCAAGTGCATCTCGTTGAGCAAAGCTCGTTTAGGCGCATGCTCGGCGCCATCCCGCCGTCCGATAAGGAGATCCATGGCGATGCGGATCTCGGCATCGCCGCCGCCGCCAACGGGGACGCGATAAAGCGCTCCGAAGCGCGCCGGGACGCCATCCTGGCGGTGGCGCTGGCGATCAAGCGACGCGGCGAGAACCCGGTCACGGACTGGACGACGAAGGACACGGACGTCGCCTACAGCATCGCCGACATGCTGGTCGCCTTGTCATGAACACCGCTCGCCTACAAACGGAGTCGAACCATGTCGCGAGAAGAGGATGAACGGCGCGCTAGAGCCATTGCGCTGGAAAACGAAGAACACGACAAGCTCGCCAAGCGCAAATATGAAGCGCGGATGAAACGGGAAGGCAATCAGCCAAAGCCGAGGGAGACTAGGCTCGCGACAGAGCGGGACTCCGGAGGCACGGTCGGTGACGCCGCTTGGAACACCATGCATTTGTGGAGCGGCAAGCAGTGAGGAACTTCCCCCGCGCTAGGTAGTTATCCCTAGCGCGGGGTGCAAAACAAAACGTGCAAATCCCCGAGAGCCGCGCTATAGGCGTGGAATTGGCTGGGTCCCACAACCTAGCCATGTCAGCCCCCCTTGCACCGCCCTTGCGGGGGGCGACTTGGGAGGCCGCCTTCTCTAGATTTTACCTCCTACGGAAGTGCGGCCT